CCTCATCCGCGACGGCGACGGGGCGGTGCGGAAGAATCCCGCCGTGGCGCAGGCGCGCGACGCGTCCAACGAGGTGCGGCTGTGGGCGCGGGAGTTCGGGCTGACGCCGAGCGCGCGCACGCTGCTGCGCGTCGAGCACACCGTGAGCGGCGCGGGCGCGGAGCGGCTGCTGTCGTGAGCGGCTGGCTTGTCTCGCTTCGTCTCACCGTGTCTCGCGATGACGCGCGGGAGCGCACGCGGGCAGCGCGGGCAGCGATGGTGCGCGCACCGCAGCGCGACGACGCGTGATTACATCCGCGCGCAGCTCCAGCGCGGGAGCGTGACGCGTGACGCGTGACGCGATTCGCTGCACGCGCAGCGCGCAGCGCGACGCTGAGCGCTGCGAGCAGCGCGGGACGTGCAAGCCCGCGCGCGGAGCACTGCACGCGCGGGAGGGTCGCTCCTGAGCGCGGGACGGACGCAAACCGCAGCAGAGCCCGGACCCCTCGCGGGTCCGGGCTCTGCTCGTGCTGCCTGGTCAGTCCGGCAGCGCGTCACCCTCCTCTGCGCCGAGCGCGTCAAGCGCCGCGTCATACGCCTTGTATGCGTCGCCGAGCGCGAGCACTGCGCGCGTCATGCACTGGCGGGCATCCGATCCGCGCGCGAGCGTCTCGGCCTGGGTGCGCACGGCGAGCCGCAGGTCCTCAATCGCGACCAGCGTCCGCCCGCCCGGCACCATCTCGGTGTTTCTCGTCATCGTGGCGTCTCCTCAGAAGTTGGCGACGATCGCGGCGATCGCCTGGCGCTTGGTCAGCTCGACAGCGTCGACGCCGCACAGGTCGGCGGTCTCGCGCAGCAGAGACAGCGCGCGCCCGGCGAGCGCGGTCGGGCGGTGCTCGGGCGCGATCAGCGCAAGGGCGGTGAGCAGCTCGTCAGCGTTGCGCGCGGTGTCGATCGTGAGCGGGCGGGGCGTGGTCATGCTCGTGGTTCCTCTCGATGATGGGCGAGAGCCCGCCCCCGGCTCCGGGGGCGGGCTCGCAGTGCTGCTCTCAGGCGCGGGCGGCGGCGACGCGGGCGGCGAGCCCGTCGGCGAGCGCGCGGCTCACGACTTCGCAGTAGCGCCGGTTCGTCGCGGTGTAGACGACGTGCTTGTCGTCCATCACGACGGCGAACGGCTCGTCGGCGTTGTCCGGCTGGTCGCTCACGGCGAACGTGCCGAACTGCTCGGCGGCGGCGGCCTGCTCGGCGATCTTCGCCTCGCGTGCTTCCTTGGCGAGCTGCGCCTTGGTCGGGGCCTTGGGCGTGGTGTCGGCCTTCGCCGGGGCGGCTGACTCGGCGCGGGGGGCGTCCTCGGGCACGATCGCCCAGAACTTGGTGGCCGCGCCGAACCGGGCGACTTCCTTGCCGCCGCCGTTCTTGACGACGACTGTGTTGCCGTCCATCTCGCACTTGCTGACCTTGTAGGGCTTCGCGGCGGGGGCCTTAACTTCGGTGCCGTAAAACTCGAATCCCTTGACCGGGTTGCCGTGCTGCTTCCACGTCGCCCGAACGGGGGCGATCTCGGCGGCTGCGGTGATGGGGTGGATGGTGGCGGTCATGGTGGTGACTCCCTCTCGGTGCGTGTCGCGCGCGCCCTGTGCGCGCGTTCCAATACGTATAACAGGGCAGGTCACGGGGGTAATCCGGCTAGGCGTTCGATTCGGAAAGAACTTTGCGCCGTGGCGTCGTGACCGAGCGCCGCCGCCGCCCTGGGCGGCGCAGCTCGTCAGCAGCTCGCGGGCTGGTGCATCATGACGCCATGCCCGCCACCGACCGGCGTCGCTTCCCGCCGTGCGGACGTGTCTTCGACGGCGAGACGTGCATGCGGCGCGGGGAGCACTACTGCCGCCCGCGCGCTGATCACGCCGTGCAGTTCTTCCGTGAGCTGCTCGTGCACACCAAAGGCACGTGGGCGCGGCAGGCGTTCATCCCCGCCGCGTGGGAAGAGCGCGAGGTGATCCGCCCCCTGTTCGGCATCGTCGTCTATGAGCCGGGCTGGGGCTGCTACGTGCGCCGCTATCGCGAGCTGTACCTGTCGACGGGCCGCAAGAACGGGAAAACGGAGCTGCTCGGCGGGCTCGTGCTCTACCTGCTGATCGCGGACGGCGAGGAGGCCGCCGAGATTTACGGGCTCGCGCTCGACAAGGATCAGGCGGCGCTCGCGTTCAGCGCCGCGTCGCGGATGGTGGCGCTGTCACCCGTGCTGTCCGCCCGGCTCGGGGTGCTGCCCGGCGCGCGGCGGATCATCGACGAGCGCACGGCGTCATTTTTCGCCGTCGCCGCGGGCGACGCCCTGGGCGCGCTCGGGACCGCCCCGCACGCCGCTTACATCGACGAGCTGCTGACCCAGCCCGACCGCGAGCTGTACGACGCGCTGCGAACCGGGTTCGGCACCCGCGCGCAGCCGGTCATGATCCTGGTGACGACCGCCGACAACGACCCGAACGGCTTCGCGGCGTCCGAGCGCGCATGGTCCGAGCGCGTGGCGGAAGACCCGTCGCTCGACCCGGCGCGCCTCGTCGTCATCCACGCCGCGCCGCCGGATGCCGACTGGACCGCCGAGGCGACATGGAAGCTGGCCAACCCGGCGCTCGGCGACTATCTTGATCCGCGCATCCTGCGCGACGAGTGCCGCAAGGCGGTCGCCAACCCCGCCGCCGAGCGGGCGTTCCGCCAGTTCCGGCTGAACCAGCAGTCGGTACGGCGCGGGCGCGCGATCAGCCTCGCGCGGTGGGACACCGCGCCGCCGCTGCGGGAGCCCGCCCAGGGGCGCACCTGTTACGGCGGGCTCGACCTCGCGAGCACGATCGACCTGGCGAGCTACGCGCTCGACTTCCCGGACGGCGACGGCGGTCACGACGTGCTGTGGCGGGTGTTCGCCCCCGCCGCGCGGGTGCCCGAGCTGGACCGCCGCACGGGCGGCAAGGCGAGCGCGTGGGCGGCGGCGGGACTGCTGACCGCCACCGAAGGCGACGTCATCGACTACGCCGCGATCACCCAGGCGCTTCGCGAGGACGCCGAGATCTGGGAGATCGCCGAGATCGCCTTTGACCGCTGGGGCGCAACGCAGCTCTCGCTCGACCTGATAGACGAGGGGTTCCCGCTGATACAGACTGGACAGGGCTTCGCCGCCATGTCCGGGCCGACCAAGGAGTTCCTGCGGCTGATCGCGGCCGGGAACTACCGGCACGGCGGCAATCCCGTCGTACGGTGGCAAGCAGACAACCTCATCACCCGCACCGATCCGGCGGGCAACGTGAAACCCGACAAGGCGAAGAGCGCCGACAAGATCGACTCAATGGTCGCCGCCATCATGGCGCTTGACCGGGCGATCCGGCACACCCAGCCCGAGCGGCGCGAGGACTACGCGGCGGCCGGGTTCTGAACGGAAGGGGGGCGGCCGTGGCCCTGCTCGACCCGGCGCAGCTCCGCGAGACGGCGGCGGCCAAGCTCGCCGCGCAGTCGGCGCGGGCGCTGGCCTACCAGCGGCACTATGACCTTGAGGCGGGCATCATCGCGCTGCTCGACACCGAGGAGCGGCAGACGTTCCGCACGTTCCTCGCCGAGTCGGGCGCGAACTGGTGCGAGCTGATCGTCAACGCGGTCGCCGAGCGCCTCCAGGTGACCGGCTTCCGCATCGGCGCGGAGGCCGACTCCGACGCCGCGTGGGCGATCTGGCAGGCCAACTCGCTCGACGCGGACGCCGAGCTGGTGCAGACCGACGCGCTGGTGCAGGGCTCGGCGTTCCTGCTCGTGCAGCCCGACGACGACAACCCGACCGGCGTCGCGATCACCGGCGAGTCGGCGATGCAAGCCGCGGTGCTGTACGCGCCCGGCTCGCGGCGCACCCGCATCGCCGGGTACAAGCGCTATGCGGCCGAGCCGTGGGAGCTGGCCCCCGGTGCCGCCGGGGCGATCGAGGTGCTGATCACCCCGGAGGAGATCTGGACGTGGTTCCCCGACAGCACGACGCCCGCCGTGCAGTCGAATCCCGCCGGGTTCGTCGGGCTGATCGAGATCGTGCCGCAGCCGCGCACCCTCGCGCCGCCGCGTTCCGAGCTGCACTCGGCGACGTCGATACAGGACCGCATCCACACCACGATTTTCAACCGGCTCGTGGCCACCGACTACGGGGCGTTCCGGCAGATCTGGGCCACCGGCATCAAGATCGCCCGGCAGGTGATCAAGACCCCGGACGGGGAGGCGGTCAAGGTCACGCGTCCGTTCGACGTCGGCGCTAACCGGCTGCTCGCCAACGAGGCACCCGATGGCAAGTTCGGGTCGTTCCCCGAGTCGACGCTGGCCGGCTATCTGTCCTCCGTCGAGCAAGACGTCAGCCAGCTCGCCGCGATCACCCAGACGCCGCCCTACTACCTGCACGGCCAGATGGTGAACCTGTCCGCCGACGCGATCAAGGCATCCGAGGCGGGCCTGGTCGCCAAGTGCAGGCGGCGCTCGCGCCACTTCGGCGAGGGCTACGAGGACGCGATGCGCTGCGCGCTGACCCTGACCGGCAGCCCCGCCGCGACCGACATCAGCGCTGAGGTCATCTGGGCGGACATGGAGACGCGCAGCGAAGGCGCGCGCGTCGACGCGCTGGTGAAGATGGCGACGCTCGGCGTGCCGCGCCGGGTGCTGTGGCAGAAGTGGGGCGCGACACCGCAGGAAATCGACGACTGGGAGAAGATGATCGCCAGCCAGGCCGCCGAGACGGTCGCGATCCTCCCGAACCCGCCGAGGGGCACGCACCCCGCCGACCCGAACGCGCCCGCGCCGCCGCCCGCCACCGGAGGCGGCAGCACGGCCGCCGCCTGATGATGCACCGAAGGGACCGCACGACATGACGACACCGACCCCCGCGCCAGCGCCCGCACCCGCGCCGCCGCCAGCGCCCGCCCCCAACGGCACCGGACCGCCCGCGCCGCCCGCGCCCGCCGCTGGCGTGACCGCCGAGGATCTCGCCCGCGTGCAGGCGACGCTCGACCAGGAGCGGACGATGCGCAGGGAAGCCGAAGCGCAGCTAGAGCGGGCCAAGGCCGCCGGGCTCAGCGATCACGAGAAGGCGGTCGCCGCCGCCCGCGCCGAGGGCAGGGCGGAAGCCGAGAGCGCCGCCGCCCGCGCGCTGGCCGGGGCAGAGTTCCGCATCATGGCGGCGGGCAAGATCGCCAGCCCCGAGGCCGCCCTGGGCGCGCTCGATCTGGGCAAGCTGCTCGACAAGAACGGCCAGCCCGACAAGGCGAAGATTGCCGCCCTCGTCGAGCAGCTCGCCGCAGCGCCCGCGCCGCCCGCGCCGCCCGCGCCGCCCGGCCCGCGCGGCGCGATCCCGCCGGGCCCGCGCGCTCCCGCGCCCGGTGCCGGTGACGGCGACTGGCTCCGCAACATTCAGCGGCCGGGAGGACGCCGCCGCAGGTAAGGGCTGAGACGCTGCGCGGACTGCTGCGCGCTGCATGCAAGCACGCGTCCGCGCGCGCTGGTCCGCTCAGC